CTGGCCAAAGAGGCGCACCGCCGGTATCTGCAGGGCGCCGCAGAGCTGTTGCCCGATCTGCAGGAGCACCGCGTCGAGGCCGCCGAAGGCGTAGGCGATCGACTGAAATTCGTCGCCCTCGCCGAGTAGCGTGATGCCCTCGTTGGTCTGAAACCGCGTCATCATTTCGATCCGCTTCATCAGCCCCAACTGCGCCGCCGGGCTCATCGCCGCGACCTCGCGCAGGTCCTTCAATTTTACGATGCGCAGGTAGGCCCGGTAGACGAGCTGGGCGATGCCCTGCGTGGTGCTGTCAAAGGCGTTCAGGCGGTCCCACAGGCGCTCATAGATCGACATGCCCCAAAGGTTCTCGGTCACCTTCTGCCAGTACGGCAGGCGGATGCCCTCGTATCGCAGGACCCGGCTGTGGTGGATCGTCATCCGGGGGACGCTCATCGAGTCGGCGTGGGTGCGGTAGAACTCCGGCAGACCGCGATCGGGGCCGGGCTCGGTGACCAGCGTGTTCAGGGTCGGCTCGACCTGCCAGCGGTCGAACACCGCGAGCCCCTTGAATTTGCCCTTGCCGATCGTCTCGACCCGCAGCGGGGTGGCGGGGTCCTGGTCCTCCACCATCAGCACCGCGATGGCGCCGCCGTACAGCCTGCCCCACTTGATCAGCTCGTTGAGCGAGTCCCAGAGCTGCAGCGTGTTTAACAGCTTGTCGAGCTGGTCGCTGTCCTGCGGCGGGATCGTGCCGCCGAAGTCGATGCCCATCTTGACCATATCGTCGGCCACCGCATCGACCGCGACGCCGCACACCCAGGAGCCCCGGTACATCCATTCCAGCAACTGGCGCTGGCGGGTGATCGGGTTGAACCCGTAGGTCGAGCCGGCGTGCTGGTTGAAGGTGCCGCTGCCGACGCTGGCCATGAAGTTGACGTAGCTGTCGTGCGTCGCCTTGGGGTCGACCGGCTTGCCGTCCTCGGTGGCGAGGCGGGGGCGATATTCGCCGGACCAAGAGTTCACCACTTGCCCCAAGCCTCCAGGAAGACGTTGCCCGAGCCCTCGACCAATAGCTCGGTGATCGCCCACACCAGCGCGTCCACCCGGTCGGGGGAGCCGTCGACAGAACGGTCGTAGTCGACCGTGAAACTGGTCATCTGGTCTTCGAGCGCGCCAAAGAAGCCGACATGGTGGACCTTTCCTTGCTCGTACAAAGCGCTGATCGGCTCGGCCCGGATGACCTTGCCGCGCGAGGCGTGCACGGCGGTGAAGGGCACGGCGGGGTCGATCATCCGCAGCGTGTTCTCGACCATCTCCCCGCCCGCGTTGATCTCGGCGACGATGCGGTCGGCGGGCCGGTCGGCGTGGTGAAACTGCGCCAGCGCCTCTTTCGCCCACTCGGTCGGCTGGTAGTGCCCGCTGCGGTCGGACAGGACATAGGCGTGGCCGGCAAAGTCCTTGCCCGCGACGATGATCCCGGTCTCGTCGGCGTCTTCGCCACTGGTCATCGCCGGGTCGATCGCCACCACGACGCGGGTCAGGTCCGGCAATTTGGTGTCGTACCGCAGGCGGTCGCGCTCCAAGACGTCGCGGGTCCACAACGCCCCCGGCACGTCGTCCAGGATCTCGGCGTAAATCTCCTGGCGGCCGAGGCGGGTGCCTTCGTGGCGGGCGATGATCCGGCTGAAATACCGCTCGGGCAGGTGCGCCCGGTTGGCGTAGCTCGATGTCCGCCGCACCCGGCATTGCGGGTCCGACAGCAACTGGCGCACCAGCTTGATGGGGCGCGGGGTGGTGGTGATCATCGCACGCGGGCTTCTGCCGATGCGGAGCCCGAATTCGAAGTTCGACCAGGTTTCCTCGGTGTACTTCCAGGCGGCCAGCTCGTCGGCCCAGCCGATGGCGTGCTGCGGTCCCCGCAGGCGGTCGGGTCGCTCGGCGCTAAAGAGCTGTGCCTGGGCGCCGTTCGGCCACTGCAGGCGGTTGTTGCGCAACACCGGGTAGTCCCCCGGCGGGGCGATGCGCTGCAGCCCGGCGGGTCCCTCGACCATGACCCCGATCACGTCGTCCATCGTGGCGCCGATCAGGGCGATCGGGTTGTGGGTGTTCTTGGCGGCCCGGATAAACTCGGCGCCTGCGCGGGTCTTCCCCGAGCCGCGCCCGGCCAGCATCATGTAGTACGACCAGTCGGGGTCGGACGGCGGCAGTTGGCTGGGGCGGGCCCAGAAGGGCCAATCCCACAGGAGCCCCGCTACGTCGTCATCCGACAGTTTCTTGATCAGGCGGGCCTGCTCCAGCTCCGTTCGCAGCGCCATTTGCTCGGCGGGCGACAGGTCCAGGGGCGGCGGGGCCGGCAATCCTGAGCCGTTCCCCCATCTGCTTGAGTTCTCCGAGGAGACGTTCTCTGGCATCGGTGATCTCGATCGGTTTGCCGCCTACCCCGGTGATCTCCTGGCGGCGGGTATAGCCGCGACCCTTGCCCTTGGTCTCCAGATAGAACAGGACGGCCCAGCGCTCGCCGTTGTTCAGGCTCTGGATCAGCTTGCTTTCCGCCAGGTCGAGCGAGGTCTCGACCAGATCGTCCACCACGGCCCGCAGCTCCTGGTGGCGGCTCAGGTAGTTGCGCACCGTTTTCGGGGTGCAGCCCAGGGCGCTGGCGGCCAGCGCGGAAATCCCAGCCGACTGGCGCAGCGCGTGCTCGACCTGTGCCACCGTGTACTGCGCGCCGCCCGGGCGGACGATCCGGGGTTTCGGTTTTCTGGCGGCGTCGCTCATGGCTTCACATAGAGCGTGTGGCCACATTCATGGCAGACCACTTCGAGGTACTCCGGGTTGGCGACGCCGGATACGGTCCCGGCGACATCTTCGCTGGTGATAAAGGGGTCATCCCCCGCCGGGGTGGGACTCCCGGCAGGGGATGCTTCACTGCCCACCGCAGGAGATGCCGGCGGCACCGCGAAGTTGAAGTCCAGCGACGTCATGTCGAAGTTGAAACTGAGGTTGAGCCCGGCCAGCTCGCGCTGCAGGGCTTCCTCGTCCCAAGTCGAAAACTCGTGGACTCGGTTGTCGGCGAGGCGGTCCAGCCGGTTGGTCTCCTCGTCGGCGTCGCTGTAGACGCAAGGAAGGGCGCGCATCTTCAGGCGCTGCGCCGCCTTCCAGCGGCTGTGCCCCTTGATGATGACGTTCTGCCGGTCGAGCAGGATCGGCACGTTAAAGCCGACTCGCGGGATCAGCTCGACCAGCTTGTCGATCGTCGCCTCGTTGAATCGCGGGTTCCGCTCATACGGCTTGATCGCCTTGATCGGCACCATGACGAGCTGGCTGACGGGGGCGGGCATCTATCCTCGCTTCACGCGCAGGCGCGTGCCGCAGTGATTGCACACGACTTCGAGGTATGCTGCCTCGGTCGGCGGGTCGGGCTCATCGCCTGGCGCTGGCTCGGGCGACGGCGGTGTTGTGGCATGCACGCCGCCGTCTCCCGGTAGCGCAGGGGCGGGCTCGCCGTTCAGGTGGTCTGGCGGGCTTCCAGCGGGCTCTGGCAGGGCTTCCGGCGGCTCGGGGAGCGGCACCGAGAAATCCAGCATCGCCAGGTCGGCGCCGAAGCTCGGGGCCAGGAGGCTCACCTCCATCTGCAGATACTCGTCGTCCCAGGCGCTGTACTCCTGCACCCGGTTGTCCGCCAGGCGGTCGAACTTGTTGGTCTCCTCGTCGGCGTCCGAATAGACGCAGGGTATCTCGGTCATGCCGAGCCGGATGGCGGCGCGCCACCGGGTGTGGCCCTTGACGATGATGTTCTGGCGATCGAGCAACAGCGGCACGTTGAACCCCGTCTTGGGGATCAATTCCACCAGCTTGTCGACGGTCACGTCGTTTTTGCGCGGGTTGCGGTGGTACGGTTTGATGGCCCGCGTCGGCACCATCACGAGTTCCTGCGTGACGTCCATGATCAGCGAGGTTCCCTTTTCCGCCGTCGAGCATCTCCGCAAGGCGGCGCGAGCTGACGCGGTGAATGTCGGCGACAAACCTAACACGCGGTGGTTTGCGGCGGCAGACAATGGCGAGGTGGTCGGCATCGCCGCGCTGGATCACATCGGCCACGAGCGGGTTGTGCTGCACGCCGTGTGGGTCCGGCCGGACTGGCGTGGTCAGGGTCTCGGGTTCGACCTCGTGCTGCGCTGCATCCGCGAATGTCAGTTGCGCGGCGCCGCCGCTATCCAGGCCAACTCGCACCACCCCAGTTTCTTCACCCGGCTGGGGTTCGTCGCGGCTGCCGAGCCGGGGCGGGGCGGGCTGACGCGGGTGACTCTCCGGCTGCGTGCTTCAACCGCTCCTCGATCTGCTTCGAGGTCTCCAGCGCGCGGGAATACTCGGCTCCTTCGAAGAACCGGGCGTAGCCCGTCAGGTGCTTGAGGCGGATCAGCTCCTCCTTCTCCAGGCCGATCTCCTTGCAGATACGGGCGTCGTTCCAGCCGTTCCGCAGCATGTCGATGACCAGCGATCCCATGCCGTCGATGCTGTGCCGGCCGCGCGCCCGGTTGTGGCGGATGGTCGAGGCCATGCGGTCGTTGGCGCCCTTCTGCAGGACGACGACCGGCAGGAGACCGCAGTTGCGGTCGTAGATTACCTCGTACCGTTTCATCACGAGGTAGCGGTGAAACCCGTCGACGATCGTGTAGCGGTCGCGCTCCTCGTCGTAGACCGTCACCACGGGCTGGGTGTAGCCGTCGTGGTCGATCGACAGAAACAGGAGCTCCATCTCGATCGCCGCCACGGCGTTCGGGTTGTAGTTGTTCGCGAACACCTTCTCGACCGGGACCCAGCGCACGCTGTCCACCGGGTTGTGGCTCATGTCGGGGGGCTTCATGCGAGCTGCGCCCGCAGGCGCTCCCGGTCGATCGGCTTGCGGGGGGCGCGGGAGAACGGGTGAGTCGGGGGCAGCCCCGTTAGGTTCGGGATCGCCTTGCTCATCGAGTAATTTCGGTCGTTCCAGTCTTCGCCCGCCAGGTCGCGCCCTTGCCATACCTTCGAGACCTTTCGCGGGTTGTTGTAGCCGAGCGCGGAGTTCATCGGCGCCAGGTGCTGCACAGTCGCCGGGATCGTCGCCATCATCGGCACATCGCGGGCGTGGCTGTAGAGACCGATCGCGGTGTCGTCGCCCTCGTAGCCGACACCGAGGGCCCGGTCGACCCAGCGAAAGCACGGCTTGATAAGGGGGGCGGGGATCATGATTGCCTGCCCGTAACAGCCGCCGCCGGGGATCAGGATATAGGGCGAGGCGGTCTTACGATCGGTGAAGCGCAGACGCGGGTTGAAGAAACTGAAGATCGCCTCGGGGAAGGCGGCGGCAGCGAGATGGGCAACGACGCGGAAGCCGGTGCAGAGCTCCAGATCGTCCTGCAATACCAGCCGGTGCGTGCAGCCCGGCTGCAGGGGGTGCAGCCAGCATTTGCGGGCGGTGTACAGCGGGCCGCCGCCTTGGGGGCGATCGTCGTAGGAAACGATCGTCTCCGGCATCCCGAGCTGGGCGAGCATGGCGAGCACCATGTCCCGGCGCTTGGGCACCGCCATGATGCGGATGTCGACTGCGGTCTTCTTCATGGGCGGAACGTCACGGATTGCCGCTTCGAGGAGCGGCGCGGGTTGATGGCGGACGGCGTGTCGCGATGCTGCACCAGAGAGGGGACGTGCAGCCAGTAGCGTTCCTGGCGATCGCCCAGCCAGTCGGCGATCATCGTGTCCAGGCCGGTCGGGTGCTCCCGGCGGCGCGGCCAACGGATGTAGTATTGCCCGAGCGCGCGGGCGTAGCCCGGGGGCAGGTAGAAGCACTGCCCCATCAGAAAGCTGCGCCCCGGCATCCAGCGCGAACCGGCTTTCTCGTCGCCTTTGCGCAGACTGAAAAACTGCACCACGCGGTCGGGGCGGGCGGCGATCGCCGGCTCGATCTTGGCCAGGAAGTCCGAGGTCAGCTTGCTGTCGTCTTCGAGGTGGACCGCCGGGTCCCCGTTGGCGTGCATCAGCGCCCGCAGGAAGGTGTCCATCGCGTTGCGCGACAGGTCGTGGACGATCTCCAAATGCGGGATTTGCTCGATGATCTCCGGCAGGAAATGCTCACGCTCGTCGATGGCGCGGATGATGTATCTCATTGCGCCGTCAAAGCGGCATACGAGGGCGCGTTATTAGTAATACCCCAGGCGCTTGCGCTCCTGGCCCCGGAAGTGGATGTACATATTCTGGTTGATCGTGCCGTCGACATCATTCAGCACGATCTCCTTGACGTGAATCTTGTGCCACGGCTCGCCGTGCTGGTCCTTCCAGCGATGCTTGAACAGCGCCCGGTTTTGGGGCTCGGTCAGGTGCTCGACCAGATAGTCCCGGTAGTCCTTCCAGTCGACGAAGTAGGGCGGCAGCGTGTGCGGGAAAACGTCGTTGGTCTCGCTCAGGTGACTAAAGGTGCTCACCCCGGCGATGCGCCGGATGTACCGCTCGTAGGTGGCGGGCTCGACCTCCTGCAGGCGCTTGATGGTGATCCACGAAGTCTCGTGGATCAGCGCACTGATCCGCATGTCCTTGCCCGCGATGCCGTAGCGGTAGAACTGGTCGTAGGCCCGGTTGTAGGGGAGCTGGTTGCGGGCGATGCAAATCCAGACGTCCCGGTCCTGCCAGTCGTAGATCGGCCAGAAGGTCCGGGTGTTGCGGATCATCGCGGCGTGGCACCACTTGATCCCCTCGTACCGCGCCGGCCCGCTCCACATCAGGTACCGCCGGTTGAGGCTCTCCGACATGCGCATCCCGACCAGCACGCCGACATGCTGCTTCCCCGCCATGTCGCAGAAGGCGGGGAGGTTCTTGACCAGATAGTGGAAGCGGTCGTGACCGGGGAGCGGGTTGACCGTGATGGCGATCGGGTCCTGCGGGTGCAACCAGCGTTCGCGCGCCTCGGGCGCCCAACAGTGCAAATAACTGTCCCGATATGAAAGGCTGTTGGTCAGCTTGAAGGGTATCTGAAACCAGTACGGCTGCACGTCGGGCTCGGCGAAGACCGCGCGCATGTAGTCGACGGTTGCTTGCCACTCGGCTTCCTGGTCGAGCCAGTAGACCTTGAGGGGCAGGCGGCCCCGCTCGGCGGCAACGGTGCGGGCGAGGTGCAGGAGCGTCGTCGAGTCCTTGCCGCCCGACATGCTGACGATCACGTCGTCGCAATGGTCGTAGACAAAGCGGATGCGGTCGAGGGCGGCCTCGTAGACGGTCTGGTCGGAATAGGTCGCCTTGGTCACTCGATCTGGCCGGTCTTGCGCAAGCGCTCCAGATCGTCGGCGATCCACATGCGATTGATGTTGCCGTTCTCGCCGAGGTTCGGGGTCATCGACCAGTATTTTCGGTCATCGCCAGGGTAGCAATAGAGGCGCGTGTCGCGACCATATTTCTCGGCGCGGCCGTGCTGCTGTATCAGGGCGAATAGCTCGGCGAAGACCGCTTCAGCCTCGGCATCGTCGTAGACCGCATCGGGTCCGTGGCCACCCGCGCGCACGGTGTATTCGTGGGGCGTCTGGGGCTTGCCCCAGCGGTTGGTCGCGCGTGCTTTGCGCCAGTTGCGTCGCTCGATCAGCGCCAGAATGCGCTCGGCGTCATCCGGCGGCGGCGGGTTCGGGTCAAGCAGGGGCGGCGGCTCTTTTCGTGGCGGCATCGTGGAAGGGTCCAGCAAGTAAGCTGCGTTCAGAATTATAATCGACATGCGCGTCTCGCGGAAGGTTTATGGCGAGTACAAAAGCGCAACGGCGCAGTAGGGGGTCGCCCTATGCGCCGCTGCTAACCGCTCAGACCGGGAGCGGCTCACCGTCTCCCTTCCACGAGAGGATTGATATATAGCATCGGGCGGGGCACTCAGCCAAGGGTTGTACTTTGTACTTAGATGCTTATATATTGCGTGCGGCTGTTGTTAGTCGCTTCCTTCCACGGAGAACTCCAATGTCTAACTACACGAAGTCACAGGCGCTCGAAGTGCGCCGCGCGCTGGCGGATGCCCCCGGCATCACGCGCGAGGAGATCGCCGACGAGCTTGCCCTGACGGTCGAGCAGGTCGACGCAATAATCACCGACGCGCGCGGGTATCTCAAAGCGGGCCGCGCTGTCGACGGCAAGCGCATCGGGCGGAGGGGCTCCTGATGAAGGCGTCGATCCTGTTCGGGCACGAGCTGCTCGCCATGTGCGGCGACATCCTGCCGTGAGGGGGCGCTTTCTGGCGTTCCACATCGCCCACACCACCCCGGCGGCGGAGTGCCGCCGGGACTGGCTGCGGATCATCGGCTTGGCGATACTTGCTCTCGGTCTCGGATACTTAATAAATTTCGCGTTTTACTGAAAATAATGCGGATAACGCATTGATTTAACTCGAATAATACTTACATATTACTTGTCAGCGGCGAGCTGGCAACCCCTTCCACGGGATACTTCAGATGACCAACCTCGACAAAAAAGCCGCCAATGCCGCCCGGCAGGCGAAATTTCGCGCGAAGGCGCGGAACAACGGCTTTGTGCAGTGCAACCTGCTGGTGCCGGAAGGCTCGCTGGCCGACCTGCAGCTCGTGGCGGAGCTGCTGCGCTCCAACCCCAACCTGACGGTTGGCCCCGCGCGGGACCAGATCAGCGGCAAGCTGGTCGCCCTGCGCGCCCCTCGGGCGGTCAAGAAGGCCGCCTAACCCCTTCCACGGAGTACACGCATGTCCCTGATGACCGACCCCGCCGCCATCGCGACCTTCGCGCTGGCAGGCAATGCGCGCCTGACGCTTTCGTCGCTGAAGTCGGGCGCCCGTTTCACCTACCGCATCCGCCCCTCGGACGACGGCAAAATCCACTTCGTCCACCTGCTGACCGGCGCCGACAACGAGAACGATTTCGCCTATCTCGGGATCATCCGGTACCGGATGGACGCGGGTCCCTCGTTCATGGTCACCGCCAAGAGCCGGATCAGCCCCGATGCACCCTCGGCCAAGGCGTTCGCCTACTTCGTGCGCGAGGTGATCTGCCAGACCCGCCTGCCGGCGCAACTGGAAGTCCGACACGAGAATCATTGTGGCAGGTGCGGTCGCGCTCTGACTGTCCCGGAGAGCATAGATTCCGGGCTGGGCCCGGATTGTCGCGAGCAGATGGGGCTGATCTGATGGCACGACGCATCATCGTCTACCGGCTCGTCGATCCGCGCGGCAACACGGTCGAGGTCGGGCGCGCCACCATCGAGGAGGTCGGCCAGAAGGCGGCGGCCTTCATCAAGGCGCAGGCTACCGAGGGACTCGCGGGGTCCATCGACTTCACCGGGGCGAGCCTCCCCCGCCGCCGGAGGCCGCAATGTACCTGATGGACGGCATCACCGAGACGGCGGCGCTGATCAAGCGGCAGCGCCGCGTCCCGCCGTTTCTGACGATCTACGAGGGGCTGGCGCAGCGGCTGGTAGGGACGCCCCGGTTCCTGTTCGACGACAACGCAATTTATACCTCGGTCGAGCTGACCCTCGGTCGCCCCAGCGTCTTGCTGGAGGCGATCCGCCAGATGCGCATCCCCTACCCGCGCCTCTGGGTGGAATGGCCCGAGAGCGGTCGGGAGCGTCTGCGCACCGTGTTCCCGCGCGAGATCGGCCCCGACCGTCCCATACCAGACCGGGTGGGCTTCCTCCTCGAATGCGACGTCACCGGGCGCAAGGGTCAGGCGACGTGGGCGTGGTCGACGATGGGCGGCAACATCCCCAATGTCTGCCCGTTCGCCACCTTCTTCGACTTGGACGGCGAGTTCGCCCAGCCGCAGGCGCGGGTGGACGGGCTAAGCAAAAACAACATCGCGCAGGTCTGGCGCGACAACCCGATCCAGCTTGCGGCGTTCCTGGCGATCTGGCGCACCGCCCGCGTCGAGCCCGATGGCGAGTGGGCCGAGGATTACCTGATCGAACTGGACCGGAAGCATGGTAGCGAAGCGATCGCGTTCGCGATGGCCGACATCTACGGCGAACTCATTCAGATGTGGTGCAACCTGCTGCTACTCACCTCGTCGCGGCAGATCGTCGACTTGGCGCCGGTCAGCATGGCCAAGCTGAACAAACACCGGGTCAAGCGGCGCGAGGTGCCACGGCTCGATCACACGGTGGTGACGCTCCATCTCGACCCGGCGGCGCGGGAACGGCAGAAGCGCGCTCCGCTGGGGCATGCGCGCAAGTCGCCACGGGTGCATCTGGTGTCGTCGTATCTCGGGCGGCGGGGTGACAAACACTGGATCGTTCAGCCGTACACGCGGGGCTCGGGCGAGACCATCCACCGGCAGGTGCGGGTGCAGCGATGATCGCGGCGCCAGCATGGGCGTTATTAGTAACACCGAAATAATCCGAAAATAATACCGCGAGGTGGTTGATTTAACTCAACTAATGATTATGTATTACTGGTCGGCAGCAAGTCGGCAGCCCCTTCCACGGAGCAATCACATGACGCTCGAAGTTAATCTCTGGAACCGCGACCTCCTGGTGAGCGAGGCGCAGCGGGATCGGATGGTCGACTACATCCTGACCCACCTGTCGCGCTGCCCGCAGGGGCGTCAGTCGGTGTCGTTCCTGACCGATATGGTCCGCATGGAGACGCGGCTGAAATTCCCCACCCGGATGACCGACGCCGAGACGATGTTCGAAGCGCTCGGCTTCACCTTGGTACGCGAAGGTCGCGTGACCTACGTCACTCTCTAATCTCCCTTCCAAACCCTTCCACGAGGATTTCGACATGACTGACAAGAAGACTGACGCTGTGCGCGAGCGGGTTGCACGCCAGGTGCGGGCGCTGCGCGAGAAGACCGTCGAGAACGGCTGCACCGAGGCGGAGGCGCTGGCCGCCGCCCAGAAGATGCAGGCGCTGATGGCGGAACACGACCTGACGCTGACCGACGCGGAGGTCGAGAACGAGTCGGTCGGCCTCGACGAGGTGGTCTCCAAGTTCAAGGTGATGCGCCCGGTCGACCTGACCTGCTCCGGCATTGCCGCCCTGTGCGGTGTCAAAATCTGGTTCCAGAAGGGTTCGAAGCGCCGGGTCCAGATCCTCGGGCAGAAGTCGGGCACCGAGTTCGCCATCTGGCTGTACGCGATGATCGACGGCGCGATCGTGGCGAGCACCAGCGCTTGGCAACGGGACCCGGAGACCGGCTGGAAACAGATGGACGGGCAGGAGAAAAAGACCACCTGCAAGTCCTTCGAGGTCGGCATGGCGCACCGGATCAACCGGCGTCTGACCGAGATGGCCGAGCGGGCGCAAAGCACCGCCAAGACCTCCACCGGCACCGCCGTCATGGTCCTGCGCAATCAGGTGGTCGACGCCGCTTACACCAAGATGACGGCGGGCTGGAAGTGGGGCAGGGGCAGCGCCGGCCCCCGGGCGCGCGACGCGGGCGCCTACGCCAAAGGGCGCGCGGCCGGCGATCGCGTCAACCTCGACCGCCCGCTGGGCAACAGCGCAACCAAGAGGATCGGGGCGTAAGCCCCCTTCCCTTCCCTTCCACCAGGAGTGAATGACATGACCTACGAAGAATACGAGCGCGGCGAGGAGATGAAGGCACAGGGCGAGGTCGCCCAGGCCAACCTCAAGGCGATCCTCGACGACCACGGCTGCGAGACGGTCGGGCAGCTCGCCCGCAACGCGTACAAGTACACCGACTGCGGCGCGTGGCTGAGCGTCGAGGTCTGGGGCTACGAGCGCAGCACGATAGTGCATGGCGACGCGGTGCGCGATCTGCCCACCGACGCCCCGATTATCGCGATTCACGTCGGCTCGATCGTCGAGGGCGTTGACGGCGGTGTCGACGCTCACGTTGTCGATCTACTGGACGAAGCTTTCGAGGAACCAGCGATGGCAGCGGCTGCCTACAACCGCGCGCTGGAGGAGGTCGAGAAGGAAGCCGAGGACATCTGGAACGAGACGCACGGCTGCACGACCTGCGCCCAGCATTGGAGGGACGAGGGCTGGCTCGGCGGCGGCAGCGGCGGGGATGGCGC